CTTACGGGGTACCCGCTTTAATGGCTATGTCATTAGAGCAATTTACGCGCATGCGCGACAGTGGATTATTAAGGGTAGGTGACACCTTTTCATGGGATGAGAATCAAGGATCCTATGGCCCCTTTGAGTACTACAAGGAGGGGAGTTGGAGTCGCTTCTACGACGTGTACGAACCGTATGGAACGGCACGTTGGCAGTATAAACCCTGCCTGTCGTCAAAAGTCCAATTCAAAAGGCGGAAACTCACACTTGCGAACACACGTCCGCAGGATTGTGCGCATATGACGCCTGACCGTTGGTGGAGTGGGACCTACGCGGCCCCCAATCCATTCCAGCTAGATTATGAATCACTAGCACCCGATGTTTCTATCGGAACGGCTCCAGCCAATGACTGGATAAGATTGGCGAATACGTTCTCAAACCAACTTCCTTCGCTAGGAAGCGAGGCCCCTGATTACTTCGTTTTCTTTTCGGAGATTAGGGACGTATTAACGACTGTTGACTTTCTCAAGGCCAAGTCGCTTCTCGATAAGGTTGCAGGAGGGTTGCTGTCGTGGAAGTTTGGTGTTGAGCCCACGCTTCGTGAGCTGAAAGATACTTGCGGAGTCATTAAACGTGTAGGAAAACGTCTCGTCGAACTTCAGCGAGGCGCCGGGAAGGTTCACACCACCCGGGCACATGTGAAATGTGAGACTCAACGTGATGTGGAGATGATTGAGAATTATTGTCCCTGGCCTTCATGGCGTACCTGTTCACAACAGGCTTGGTCACGTAAGACTATTACAACCGACCGTCTCCTGGGAGTCACAGCCAAGTACCGGTATCATTTTCCGGAATATATGTTTGGCTTGTATAACAAAATGATTCCCGTCATTAGAGCGTACAACATGATGCTCAATTGGGAGCAAGTATGGGAAATGGTTCCCTTCTCATTTGTGGTAGACTGGGTCTTCAGCACGGAGAAACTCTTCCGGTTGGTTGATGGCTTTATGGATCCACATGATGTCCAAGTTGATATTATTGACTTGTGTGTCACGCAAAAGCTTGAGAGAGAGACGCTGGTTGAAGTTAACTGGCAAGCTTTTTCTCCTGCCTACAACGCATGCTACCGTAAAACGGAGACACACTTTGAGAGGACAGTCGGGACCAACGCGCTTTACTCTCGCATCCCGTGGGTTCGTATACCCACACGTATGCAGTTCACCTTAGGTGCAGCACTAGCGTGGGCCGTGGGATTGATACCACGGTTCAAGTGATAGGTCGTTAGAGCTGTTTGCTCATTCTAAATCCTAGTCACCAATAACCATAGTATGGAGAGGTTTACCCATGTTTAATGAAACAATGTCCGTCACAGTTAATACCGTCCAAAGGGATCATACTCCGGCCTGGGATAAAGACTACCAAGCCGAGATAGCCAAAGGTAGTACGTCAATTCGTAAAACGACGATTACCGATGGTGAGTCCCTCCTCCGTATCTCTCACTCTGCGTTGAAGACTTCACGCGAGCGCCATCTGGAACAGATGGTCGAGACGGTTGTAGATGCAGAAAACGTGACACGCGTGCGAAAGGTACATATTATCCTCGAGCACGATGACACGCCTGCAGAACGGTCCGCCACCATTGATTTGGCAGACGGATTCGTTGCTTCGCTGACAACGGCCAATTTAACAAACCTGGCCAATTCCAGCATGTAACGGAAACATGGGGTGTACAACTGCGGGGTTTAGGAAACTTCTCCTCGTGGTACTTCGCCTTCAAGGAGGGTGGGTATGAAAAGACATAATAAGGTGGGAAACAAGCGTGGTAAATCCACTGCTGGCTGTATCTCAGAATCTGAGACCAGTTTTCTCACTAGCCTCATCACAGCCTTGCTTACTGACATTGCTCTGCAGCTGGATATTTCGTTGCACCGTGATGTCGAAGTTATTAACAAACGGGTTAAGGAAGAAGGCATTTCATTTCTTACCAAGACCCTACCAGCGTACGGGAAAACCGTATTAAGCGGCCTCCGTAGTGGTGTTCTAATCCTCCCTCATGACTTTCCCTTCAAAAGGGCTCGTCGTGGGGGGGCACACCCTGCGTTCCTACAAGGCATACTCGGATTAGTCTTTGACAAAGACGGGTATGAAAGAGTGGACTGTCCAGCTTATGCAGTTCACTATTTAGAACAGGTTTGCTTTATGTTTTATAAGTACGAAGCACCTATCTCTCCTGAAGACAAGACTAGCGCCTTCCGCGACCTAATAGAGCTCGATGAGCAACTACAGGAAGCGATCGCACCGGTTAAGTCGAGACTTGCTTTTGCTGGCATATGCCGCGAAAGACGTATTGCGGCGACAGCGTGCAATCTCTTGGGTTTAGTGTTTGATGGATTCGACGGTGACACCGTTGTTCCCAGGCATGGCCCAGGAGCTGTTTTAGACGCGGGAGTGAAGCCCCATGAGAAGTATGAACAACTCAGGGACAGACCCTTTCCGCCGGCGCTTGAAGACACTTATGCGCAAGCTGAGTGGACTAAAGCGTCACCTGGTGTTGGTGGCACGGCTCTTACATTGTATAACCGTGTGGATTCAATTGATCCTGCACCACCACGATCAGAGTTAATGCCTTTCATCCAGGCTGCGCGGGTTATCGCGGTCCCCAAAGATTCACGGGGGCCGCGGATTATATCCGCAGAGCACACTGTTGACATGTATTTCCAACAGGGAATCTGGAAACAGATGAGAGGAATTCTTGAG